GCTAGAGTTTCAGGAGAAGGATATGCTGATTTAGTAAAAGGAATAGTTGAAGTAATAGATAGTTTTTCATCTACAAAAGGATTAATAAACACAGGTATAAATTTATTTGATTTACCTGAAGATTACTATTTGATTAATAAAATTAATTATTACCCAAACCTTATAGCAACAGGCACAATAACTCTTGGTTCTATAGGAACAACTTTAATAGACTCATCGGGAAATTTTTTAGGATTAGTAGGTGGTTCAATTGCTGTAAAACCAGGGATGTTAATAACAAACACTACAGGTGGTAGTACTTATTCTGGAGGAAGTTGTTTTGTAGTAAGTGTAGATAGTAATACTCAATTAACAATATCAAGCAATAATTTTTTTAATGGTGGTTTTCTTGGCAGCTCTTACACCATTGTAAATACACAAGGAATTACGGAAGTTGAAAGAGTATCTCAAAATAAAATATTTTATTTAAATTCTTCTCCACTAACAAAACCAGGGCTTTTTTTCCCAGCTTATGTTTTGGGAGGTGCAAATAATGTAGACTTAGGAAATAGTATTACGGTTTATCCTGAAACTATAACTACACCAGGAACTCTTGTTTCTCAATACATTAGATACCCTAAAGATCCTAACTGGACATACTTTAATATTATTACAGGAGGTGACCCAAGTTTTGACGAAACATCAGTAGATTATCAAGATTTTGAATTACCATTATCAGATGAACCAAATATTGTAAATAAAATACTACAGTATGCAGGTATGTCTATAAGAGAAGCTGCATTAGTTCAATTTGGAAAAACAGAAGAAAAAGAAGCAACTGAACAAGAAGGATAGATTATGGCATATATAACAGAATATCAATATTACGAAAACACAGGAAATCCTAATTCTCAAGATGAAAATTGGGGTTCTTATCAATATGTTTCATTAAACGACATTGTTAACAATTTTAGATTAATGTATGTAGGTAATGATAAATTAATAAATAACGTTGAAAGGTATAATATTTTATTTCACGCTAAAAGAGCTATTCAGGAATTGAATTACGATTCAATGAAAGAAGTTAAAGTTTTAGAGTTAGAGGTTTGTGATACTTTAAGATATGTTTTGCCTCATGATTATGTTAATTGGGTTAGAATTTCTTTATATAAAAACGGAACGTTACTTCCTCTTACTGAAAATATTCAAACAAATTGGAGTGATGCTTATTTACAAGATAATAATTGTAGAATATTGTTTGACCAAGATGGAAAAATACTAAAACCATCTACATCAACTTTAGATTTAGAAAGAATTACAGGTGGTGGTAAAAGCATATATTTAAATCAACAAAGCCAATACAATGGCCAGGAAGGTTTTTTTTATAATGGAGTATGGTATTTTGAATATCCTGTTGGAGCTAGATATGGTTTAAATACAGAAACAGCAAATGCAAATCCTACTTTTAAAATAAATAAAAAATCAGGAGTAATAAACTTTAGTTCCGATATGGCAGGAGAGCTTTGTGTTTTAGAGTATGTTTCAGATGGAATGGAAAATGGTGATGACTCAGAAATTAGTGTAAACAAATTATTTGAAGAGTTTATTTATTCTTACATGAAGTTTGTAATACTACAAAGTAAATTTGGAATACAGGAGTACATTATCAATAGAGCCAGAAAAGAGAAATCAGCCCTTTTAAGGAACGCAAAATTAAGATTGAGCAATATACACCCAGGAAGATTATTAATGAATCTAAGGGGGCAAAACAAGTGGATAAAATAACATGGCTAAAATTCAAAAAAACTTTGTTGTAGGTAGAATGAATAAAAGCATTGATGAACGACTAGTTCCTCAAGGTGAATATATAGATGCTTTAAACATAAGACTAGGTTCTACAGAAGGAACAGAAATAGGGGCTGTAGAGAACTCTAAGGGTAATGAGCTTTTAGTAGAACTACAGTTTAAAGGAGCTGATTTAAGTTCATCTGCTAGATGTATCGGAGCGTTTGAAGACGGAGCTAATGAAACTATATATTGGTTTGTTAATGATTCTGCAAATACAAACTCTTCAACAGGGAAAGTAGACTTAATAGTTTCTTACAACACAAGAACATTTGTTTTATTTTATCATGTTATATCTACCTCTTTATTAAATTTTGACAAAAATTATTTAGTAAATGGTGTTAATTTAATTGGAGACCTTTTGTTCTTTACGGATAACTTAAATCCTCCTAGAAAAATAAATATTAATAGAAATTATCCTGAACCAAATAGCTTAACAACAGTTGATCAATTAACGGAACAAGATGTTGGTGTAATTGTAGCACCTCCATTAAACGCACCTAATTTAGACAGCTACCAATTAGGTGGTGGAGAAAACTACATGGAAGAGCTTTTTTTAAGCTTTGCATATAGATGGCAATATGAAGACGGAGAGTATTCTGCTTTATCTCCATTTAGTCAAGTAGCCTTTACCCCAGGGCCTTTTCAGTTGAATTATCAAACTTATGATAATAAAGCAATGCTTAATCAATTTAATACTACAGATATAACCTTTAACACAGGAGGTAAAAATGTAAAAGATCTTGATGTTGTTTTTAAATTTAGTACAAGTCAAACAGTAAATGTTATAGAGAGATTTAATAAAGTAAACGAAGGTTGGTTAGATAACGTTTCAGAAACATTAACTTTTACAAATAAAAAAATATTTACAACACTACCTGAAGCTCAGTTATTAAGATTATTTGATAATGTTCCTAAAAAAGCACAGGCTCAAACAATAATGGGTAATAGGTTAATGTACGGAAACTACATTGATGGGTATGACGTTAAAAGTTCAACAGGTAAAGATATTTACTTAGATTACAACCTTTCATTAGTAGAAGAAAGTCTTTCTGGAAGTGAAATACAAGGTACAAGGCATTCTTTTGATTATACAATACAAGGGGGAGCTGTTCAGAATGTGCAAAATGCAAAAATAACAATTAATTTCGGTGGTTTAGATTTAATTGAAGGTTCACAGATAGGGGTTGTTTTTGAATATGAAAGTGTATCTTATAGAGGTGCAGTAGAATATAATGATGGCACACAGCCTGAAAACAGTTTTGATAGAACTTTTTTGTTTAATTTACAAAAAAACTACTCAAGTGTTTATGACTTAGCTGTTAGCACAGAATTTGTAGCTGCGGTAAGTGATTTCGTTTCAATTAGTAATTCAGAATGTTTTTCAACAGTTGTTTCAGGTTGTACAACAGGATGTACTTCTGGAACAAGTCAAACAGATGTTTTTAACTGTGGAATTACTTCTAAAAATGAATGGGAACAAATAGGTTTTGGTTTAACCGGTACACCACAGGGTATTTTAATTGAAGCGGCACAAGGTAGTAATAATATTTCTTTTGTATTACCAGCTATAAAATTTGAAAAATATGACCAAACAACCAATCCTGCAACTCCAACAGGAACAATTGCTTATGAGTATTTATCTGCTACTGATGCATCAGGATTATATTCAAAAGATGGTTCAAAAAAATCATTGCATAGCAATAGAGATTATGAGATAGGAATTGTTTATATGGATGACTATGGAAGAAGTACTACTGCATTAGTTGATACTAATAACACAGTATATATTCCTTGTAGCAAATCAGTTACAAAAAATAGCATTAGAGTTGAGTTAAATAATTACCCTCCTTATTGGGCTACTAAATATAAATTTGTTATAAAAGAGTCTAAAGGACTTTATAGGACTATTTATTCCAATATTTTCTTTCAAGAAGAAGAAACAGGAATTGTTTTTTTTAAACTTGAAGGAGACAATAGAGATAAAGTAAAAGATAATGAAGTACTTTATGTAAAATCAGATAGCAATGGTGCAGTTTCAAATTGTGCCAAAACAAAAGTATTAGGATTTGGAGTAGAAGCAGATGATTTTCTTTGCGATAAAGATGCAAATGGAGATCCTATAGCAGGTAGTCCTCCTTGCGGACAATTAGCAGGTGCATATATGCAACTAAAACCAAATGGGTTTTCAGCAGATTATCCTGAAAATGCATTTATTGAAAATTCAGATGGATGTAAAGGGGGGTACTGTACTACACTTGTGTCAACTTATATTGACAATCCAGATACTACAGGGTCTACTGACGTATTTATTCCTTTTACTATACCTGCAGGAAGTCTTGTTAGAATTAATATTCGTGCAAACAGGAGAAGTAGAGGAAGTAAATGTGGTGGTCGTGAATATGCTTATGATAAAAGGTTTACATCAGGAGATGATTACGATAGCTTGTATGACTTTATTCTAGGAGATAATATTGATTTAACAAATGGTATAACAACAGGTTCTGATGGTACTATTAATTCAACTATTTTTAATGAGGCGTTATTTACAAACGGAGCAGTACCTCCTGCAATAGCTGGCACAAATACAATATTTTTTACATCATATTCAGATGGTAGACAGGAAATAGGTATGCGAAATGGTACACCTAATTGTAGTTCACCTGACAAAAGAAATTCTTACGGAAGGATTGAGCTTGAAATTCAAAGAGCCACATCATTAATGGTATTTGAAACAGAGCCATTAGATTCAGATAACGAGTTGTATTATGAAAACGAGCAAACATTTGATATAGTAAATGGATTTCATTTGTCAGGATTATCAAGTGATGACCAAAACCAAACTATTTCACAGCCTGCTATTGTAGATTTAACATTTTTTAATTGTTTCGTTTTTGGAAATGGTGTTGAAAGTAATACCGTTTTAGATGCATTAATAAAACCAACACTAAGCTTAGGTGACAAAGTAACGGCTGTATCTGAAGAAGAATATAAAGAGTCTAATAGATTTGGAGATGTAACTTATAGTGGGGTTTTTAATCAAGAAAGCAACTCAAATAGATTAAATGAATTTAATTTAGCGTTAGCCAATTTTAAAACACTTGAAACATCTTATGGGCCTATAAGAAAAATGCACTCAAGACAAACGGATATATTAATTTTACAAGAAGATAAAATATCTTCTTTACTTGTAGGAAAAAATTTATTGTCAGATGCTGCAGCAGGTGGAGCTATTACCTCAGTCCCTGAAGTTTTAGGAACACAATTGGCTAGAATAGAAGAGTACGGAATTAGTAATAACCCTGAAAGTTTTTCAACTTACGGACAAGATGTTTTTTTTACTGATGCAAAGAGAAGCTCTGTTCTTCAATTAAAAGGTAATGGTGTTAAAGGCGATACAGGTGGAATGTTAAAGGTAATTTCTGAAGTAGGAATGAGGTCTTGGTTTAGAGACTTGTTCAGAGATAGTTTTGAAACTCAAAAATTAGGTGGTTTTGATCCATACATGAATGAGTTTATTTTAACTTCTAATTTAGTAAAAATACCTCAACCACCATCTAGAAAAGATTGTGGATATAATTTAATTATGTCTGACTTATCAGAACCTTATACTGTTGTAATAGATTTAACTACGATTATAGGAAATGTTTTGTTTGTTTATGATACTAACAATGCATTAAATATTAATGTAGAATGGAATGATTCAAGTGTTGTTAACCAAAACGTTATTGGAACTGGAAATGTTTCTTTTAACAAAACTGCTAATAATCCAACAGAAGCAACGGTTACTTTTACTCCTGTATCAGACCCTGTTACATTTGAAGTAAATTTAAATTGTCCTGTAGCACCAGAAATAACTGTAAAAGAAATTGTTATAAACTTTGAAGGAGATGTTAGTCTAACTACAACGTGCAGATATAGATGGTCTTTAGGAACTGACTTAAGTCCTTATAGAACAAACTCAGTTGTTTTAGAATTAGATGGAGTGTCTTTATTTTCAGAACAAAGTGGAGATTCTTCTTTTGGAACTTTACCTGCTTTGGGTTCAGTTGTTACAATGAAAAACAGACAAAATGCAGGTCAAACTTTTGAGTTTGATGTGACTAAAGATAAGTTTAAGTATTTAACTAGTAATACGAATTATAATGAATCAGACATAGATACATTAATTCCTTTATTAAATACAGCAACTCCAATAACAGGTAGTTTCCCTGAATATCAAGCTAGTTTTACATATAATAGTTCGGCACTTTATATGTATTTAGTTTGGGATTTAAGAGAAGCTACACCATTACAGTTTTGTTATGATGCAGCAAGCCCAACGGAGGCATGTTGTGAATGCTCTTAAATAAAATAAATTATGCCAAGTACAGTAAATAAATTTATAAACGCATCTACATTTGTTACAGCTACAGCCGTATACGATGATGCTGATTTAACTATTAAATCTGCAGATGGGTATTATCAATACAATAGTGAATACCGATATCAACTAAACGGTCTGTTAGGCCCTTTAGTAACTTGTGAGTCTTGTGAAGGAGACGCAATAGCGTGTGGTTCAGGAATTGTAATACCACAAAGTAATGGTGGATTGTTTGAATTAAATTATTCTACAGGCAGTTCAACAGGAGCTATAAGTATTTATTTTGAGCCTAAAGATATTCCTGACGGGATAAGAGTTCTTTATGATGGTGTCTATTACAATAGATTATCAGCTCCATTAGATGGAAATAAACAAAGTACAAGTGGTGTAGCAGATTCATTTACTGTGTTAGGTACACTTTTCAATCCTCCAATTTCATGTTCAGCCGCTCCGCAAACCCATATCCTTAATTATTACAATGGTTTAAACCAAAACCCTGCGTCATGGATTCCTGGAAGCCCTAGTCCTCAAACTATTACTACAAATACAGGGGATGATGTTTTGGGAGGTGCAAACCAATATAATCTTTTAATAGTACCTGTACCCAATGTTACAGCTTCTAACGTAAAGGTTCAGGTGATAGGAACTTGTCCTACTACTGAATATAATTTAGAGGTGTCTTGTCCTGCGGCCTTACCTAGTTTTCAGGGTAGATCAATTGGGAGTGGTACAGGGTGTACTTCAGCTAATGCAACTTTTTATTTTGGAAGATTTAGATTTCAAACAGGCGGTTACCCTGCATTTAACAATCCTATTTTTAGTGATGTTAACGGAGAGTTTAGAGTTGCAGATGGAAATTACTTTATGAACAACAATATAGTAATTTCAGTTGCATCTGGAGTAGTTAGCGGATTCCAACCATGCTCGTAATGATAATTGTGAACAAAAAAAATAAAATATGGCAGCAATAGATTACACCTTAACGTTTAGTGAATCAGTAAAAGGATGGCCTTCTTTTTACAGTTACAACCCAGATATGATATTGGGAATGAATCAATACTTATATTCTTTCAACAATGGTAAGTTGTATAGGCACAACACTAATGAAAGAAGAAATAACTATTATGGAGTTGATTATGACTCTACAATAACAGGTGTTTTTAATCAAGAACCTACAGCTGTTAAAGTATTTAAAACCATTGAGTTAGAGAGCGATGCTTCTTGGGACTGTGATTTAGTTACAGATTTAGGAAGTGGTTTTATGGACTCAACTTACTTTGATGAGAAGGAAGGAGCTTGGTTTGCTTTTATTAGAAGAATTGGTGGTACTCAAGACTTTAAACAAAGATCAACTCAAGGGATAGGTGGTTTTGTTTCTACCACAGGTACTTCCCCTGGTACAATTACTATAGTTTTTAATATATCAATAAATAGTATTATTAACCACAACGACACAGTTTTTTATAAAGACGGTGCTGTTGTTAAAGAGATTGGGCCAATAACAGATATAAGTGCTGACAGAAAAACAATAGAAATAGACGCTTCTAACCTTCTTCCTGTTTTGACTAGTGTTCCTTTAAATTCATATATTTTTACAACAAAAAATACTGTTGCGGAATCTTATGGAGCAACAGGTTACTTTATGGAATTTAAACTTACAAATAATAGTACGACAGCTGTAGAGCTTTTTACAGTTGATTCTGACGTCTTTAAAAGTTTTCCTTAGATTTTGTATCTTTGCTTTAATGAAATTAAATGTAAGAGAATTAAATAAAACGGATTACGATACCATTCTAGTAAAATGGTGGAAAGATTGGAGATGGGAAGCACCTCCTAAAGATTTTTTACCAGATAATGGACAAGGTGGATTTATAGTCTATGATAATGATGTTCCTGTTTGTGCAGGATACATATATATTACTAATTCATCAGTAGGTTGGTGTGATTGGATTATATCTAATTTTGACTATAAAGACAAGATAAAAAGAAAACAAGCCTTAAAAGAATTAATAGATATTTTAACACGTACTTTAGAGTTGTCTAATTGTAAGTATGCATATGCTTTAATTAAGTCAGACTCATTGATTAAAACATATAAAGAAGCTGGCTATGTTGAAGGAGATAGCTATAACAAAGAAATGATAAAACGATTATAATATGGCGGCATTTACAACAATAGCAGCGGCAACAATAGCAATAGGTGGCGCTGTTGCAAAAGGTAAGTTAGCAGCTGATGGGGCTAGCGAAGCAGGAAGAATGGCTGGTAGACTTAGGACAGAGCAAGATAGATTAGAAAAAGAATCTGTAGCTAGGTTAGAGCAAAATTTTTACGAAGGTGTTAGAGCAACAACAGATGTCTATGACAAGATGCTTCAAAACTCAAATGCAGTTACTGGTCAAGTAGTGCAAACACTTGCAGAGGGAGACCCAAGAAACTTAATAGGTGGAGCAGGGAAAGTAAAGCAGATGTCTGACGCTACTACAGGACAAGTTGCTGATAAGTTTGCTGCTCAACAATTTAAAAGAGAAATGGCTGAAGCTGATGCAGGTGAAAAATCTGCTTCAGAAATAGCAGCTTTTATGGATGATAGAGCATCGGCTGCAGGAGTAAAAGCAGATGCATTAACTCAACAATCAGATGACTTATCAGGTCAAGCCACAGGTGCGTACTTAGACGCAGGAGTAAGTGCTTTAAGTGCAGGAGTTTCTGCATTTGGAGGTTTAGGAGGAGGAGCAACTGCACAGGGTAAGGCTGCAGATGCGTTATCTAAAAAAACAGGAATGGATAGGGCAGCAGCCTTAAAACAAATTCAATCAGGTGGATATGATAAAAAAGCATTAAAAGGTATAATAGATAGTGGTAATTTACCAGCATCAGATACATTTAAAGAGTTTTTAAATAAAGATTTAGACGCACCTTTAAAGCCCACTACAGGAAAAACTATATCTGATTTTGAAACACCAAACACTACTCCTGATTTTTTAAGTGGGTTAACTCCTGAGCAAGCAAAGCAGTTTGAAGAGTATATTTCTAAGTCTAACAAGCCAGAGGTTCCAGGGAATATTACTGAATTTCAAAAAATGGTTATGGCTTTTGGAGGACAAGGTAGTTACGGAGATTATTTTAGCCAACCAGAAAATAAATAAGATATGGGTAATGCATTAGAGGCAGCAAAGTTTTCAGTAGAAAATGGAAACACAGGGGTAGGTACTAAAAAAACACTACTTGAGGGTATCGATAAGGCACAGCTTGGTGTAAAAACCTGGAAAGAAAATATAGATTCTGAGCGTTTAAAACTTAAAACAGACACAGCTACTAAATACAGAGAGGCTGAGATGGATACAATGAAGAATCTCCCTAGTGATAAAACTAGTAGGGATTTAGCATTAAACGCATTAGCAGAATATAAAGACCGATTATACGGAAACATGGGATTGGTTCAATCAGGTTTGATAAGCTCTGATGATAATTTAATATTTCAAGAAAACGGAAAACAATCTTTTGATATACTTGCGCAGCAAATAAACGATTACTCAAAATCAAAAGCAGCAGCTATAAAAAGAGCCACAGGTTATTATGAAATGGAAGAAGATGGTGTTACTAAAAAAATAGGCAAGGACGGTTTGCCAATTTATGTAGAACCTACTGCAGGTGGTGTTGAAGCTGCTCTTCAAGATTTTCATGATAGAATGGGTAATCCTGATTTTACACAAATAGGATTTGGCGAGAATGGAATGGGTAAGGTTACATTCTTAAAAACTAAAATTGACGCAATGACCAACACAAGAGTTTTAGATTTAGACGAAAATGGTAAACCTCAACCTTACAAAGATGAGAAAGACATGAGTGTTTTAGCGTTTAATGGAAAAGATAAAAACGCCATATCCGCTAGGTTTAATCTTAACACAGAAGTTAATGGTCTATTGTCTGGTGGCTTAGGTGGTAAGTATGAAGAACTGAAAAGGGTGGGAAATATGAGCGGTGTTATAGTAGATGACCAAAGAAATAATCCTCAATTTTTTCAAATGCTTGAAACAGCAGTTGATACTGCTGTTGTAACAACTGAACGAGTAGCAAGTCTTTTGGCTGATAATGGTCCAGAGGCAGAGAGGTCAATTATTATAAATAGTATTCAAGAAAAACAATTAGAGTTCGATGGAATAAATGATAGGGATATGATAGATTATACTTACCTTGATATAAAAACAGGTAAAATGGTTACTGGTCAAAAATACAAGTACATAAAAATGAGAATGGCTTCTAACAATACATTGGTTCCTGCAGCTACTGAAGAAGATATCGAAGCTGCAAGAAACGTATCTAGAACCGCTATTTATGGAGCTTTAGATGTAAAATATACAGATAAAGGAGTTAGGGATTCTCAGTATGCCCCAAATGCTGCTCAAATTAAAAAACAGGGAGATGATGAGGATTATCAGTACACAGTAAAACTTATTGACCAAGCTGCTACAGGTGATACAGAAAGTTTACAGTCTTTAGTAAGTGAAAGCGATGTTGTAGAAAAATACACAATAAAAACCATAAAGGAGCAAGGGAAAAAGGATAAACAGGTATTAAACTTTTATACTTTCTCTGGAGACAAGCTTGCCGACATTGTAATTGATGATTTGGGTAAATCTGTAGGTAAACAAATTGCATCTCAACTTAAAAAACAAGCTGAAAAATATATTAATAAGACAAATCTTAAAGAAGAAGTCGCTAAAGGAACAGATGGTGACTTTAATTCTAGGTCAAGAGAGTATACTAATTTAGATGATGTAGTTTTTGGGGTAAATAATCAAGGAGTAACGACAACAACAAGTGATTTATTTGCAGATGCAGGTACTAGTTCAGGTAAAATTAAAGCTGCTTTTGACAGAACAATAGCTGAAATGTCTAGACTATATGGTTTTCCTGAAGGCTTCCTAACAGTAGAAATAGATGATACACTTGATAATGATAGAATGACTATAAGGGATGCTAATGGAAAAGAAATCGATCAATTTGAAGACGATGATGAGAATGGTGCAAATGTAAAAAATACATTAGACAAATACATGAAAAAGTACAAGTCAGGCGAAGTAAAATTAGATAAAAATTTCGGTTAAAAAAAAAAGATGGACGAAGAGATTTTAAAAAACATATGGAACGCATTATCTAGTGACAAAAAAACAGAAAGTGATTTTGAAACTTGGAAGTCAAACTTTTCAGGAAACTCTGAAGTTCAAGACAATGTTCATGTATATCTTACTCAAAAAGGATATACTAAAAATGACCTTGAAACTTGGAGAACTAATCTGGGAATAAAAAAAAAAGACAATTCCGATTTCACTTCAGAAGAGGTCGTTACGGAATCCACTACAGATGTGGAAACAAATCCTTCCTCCTTGGATTCTTCATCAACAACAAGCATTGATGTACCTTTAATAGAAAAGCCTTTAATGGACTTTCCTAATGCGCCAGAAAGAAAAGGTGTGTTAGAAAACGAAGACGGCTCTGTATCTACGCACAAAATGAAAACAGAAACCGATGGTGAAGGCAATTGGTTTTCTTTTCCTACAGTATTTCAAAATAAAGACGGAAGTTTTGTTGATATGTCTAAAGAGGCTGAACAAGACTGGGAGCCTGTATATGAAGAAGCTAAAAAAAGAGGAGAGGTTATTGATTTTTTAGATGATAAAGATTTAGCTATTAAATATGGCGAAGGAGCTTGGAAGCAAAAATACAATGCTAATAAAAAAAATACATTACTTCAAGATTCAGGGTACATAGCATACAAAGAAAATGGTGGACTAGATATTTCAGCAACACCTGCAACATCTGGAGTTAAAGTAGATAAAACTTATGGTTTTATAAACCCTGAAACAGGAGAAAGGGAAATAAAAAAAGCTTCTGAGATTGATTCCCAATTATTAGAGGCTATTGAAGAATATGATATCATGAGCAGCAATGTAGAGAATAATTATTCTGATGTTGAGATTAATGATGACGATTACAGTAAACTAGGAAATAATGTAAAAAATATTCTTAGAAAGCAAGAGATAGATGTAGAAGATTATTTAAAATGGCAAAAGAAAAACACACGAAATGAAACAAAAGTTTATAAGTGGATAAAAACCCTTTTACCAAATGAGGAAGGTGATCAATATTTCGAAGAAAAAAATGCCTATGAAAAAGTACAATCTTATAAAACAGCTCAGTTAAATCAAATAACTAAACGATTGGAAAAAATCCAATCTACTATGAATTTGACCTCAGACAGGAATGAATTGAGAGAGCTTGAGAAACAAGCAGATGAAGTTAGAAAAGAGTTTTATGATAAAGTACAATCAGTTACTGAAACCATAAACGACTTTCCTAAATTCAAAGAATATACAGAAGATGCTGACTTAAGAAGAAGAAAAGCAATGTATAATGCTGCTCAAGAAGGTGGTCTATCTGAGGGAGGTCAAGCAATGGTTGAGTTAGCTGCTGTAACAGGTAATGGTCTTGTAGGATTTGCTACGGATTTTGTTGGTGGAATACCTGCCTTTTTTGACCAAAGAATTGCTACTCTAGGTGGAGATAATAAGTTTGATGGCAAGGGAGTATTAAAAGGTCTTGAAGAAATGTTTACAGACTCTGCAGAAAGCGTAGAGGCAGAAACAGGAGCTGTACAGAGACAGGCGTTTATAGAGGGTAAGCCTGTTTTTCAGGGAGGAAATCGATATATTGTTGATGGTAACGGAACTGTATACGACCAAAACACCAACATAAGAATGGATGGCATCATTCCAAGTGAAACGATTAAGAAAATTGTAGCCTTATCCAAAGATGTAACAGAAACCGAAGTCAATTGGACAGGAGGCGCTGCACTTCAAGGCGGTGTAAGTACACTTGTAAATTTATTTGCATTAATCAGAACAGGTGGTAAAGTAAAAAGCACACTTGGATTAAAAGGGAAAAAAGCAGGGGCAATAGGAATGGGTATCGCCTCATTTACTTCTAGTGTTGCAGGTAATGTAGAGGATGTACGTTCTCAGTTAGTAGCTTCAGGAATGAGTGAAAAGGAAGCGTTAGATATTTCTGTTAATGCAGGTCAGGCTATAGCTACTTTGGATGGAATATTTTCAGGACTTGCAGGAGGAAACGAAAAACTTCTTATTGGTTTTCAAGGAATTAAAGACCAAATTAAAAACTTAGCAGTAAAAGAAGGTAAAAAGTTTACAGTAAAACAACTTGTAGATAAAGGTAAGGGCTTGGTAAAAGAAAACGCCAAAGAACTTTTTATTGAAGAGCTTCCAGTTTATTTTTCAGAAAAGGGAATAAACCACTTAGTAAATAGACATATTGGAAGAGATGTTTTAAATGATAAAATAACAAGAGCAGGGATTACAGAAACAGTAGTTATGACAGTAGGAGCTACCTCAACTTTAGGTGGTAAGAAATTATTGTCAGGAAATAAGAGAGCGAATTTAGTAAGATTAGCTGCAGCAAATGTACAAGACTTACAAGCCACACTAGATGTTTTGGTTAAAGAAGGTTCTTTAACTCAAATAGAAGCTTCAAATGCTTACACAGAAATATACAATGCACAATCAGCTGAGTTAAAAACTCAAGGTACTGTTAAGATGACTGAAAACATTGTGCCTGCTTCTGATTTATTAACAGAAAGACAAAACTTAATAAATAAAAAGCAAGGTTTAGAAGGCCCTGGAAAAGTTGATATTGATAAACAAATAGCAGCTGTTGACCAACAGTTAGAAGCCCTGTATGAAAAAGATAAAATAGAAGTTCAAGAAATTATAAAAAGCGAGCAGGAAGGAGAAGTTGAATCTGAATATAGGAGTCCATCTGAAATAAAGTATTCTAAAAAATTTACCGATGAGCAGGTTTTAGAAGCTCTAAAAGAGGAGGGAATAGACTCGCCTACTGAACAGCAAATACAAGAAAAAACTATTTTCCTAGAAGAACTTAGAAAAGAACGTTTAGCAGGAGCTACTGCTGAAAGGGAGGCGCAGGACAAACGAAGCACAGAGATAGAGATTTCATTCCCGTCAAAGCCGTATTATTTTGAATATGAATCAGAACAAGACATACCTAATAAATTATTAGGTGTTGTCCCTATTTCTAAATCAGAAATCGAAGTTGATGGTAAAAAGAAAATAAAATTAACATTTAGCGGTCAGCAGTTAATTGACGCAGGA